TCCAAAGCCATTAGTAGCACCCCAGTTTGTTATATTTAAATCTCCAGAGTTCCAACCAGCATTAACTTCTGCACCAGAAACATTACCTTGATTATTTTGCAAACCATCTAAAACACCTCTATAAGCACTACTACTATTTGCTGAACCACCAAAATTAAATCTTAATTTTGTAGCAGCATCACCATTTTCAATATTTTGAAAATACATTCTATAATTTTTGTATGTGCTAGAATAATATCCATCTATTGAAAGTGAACTTGCATTACCAGCTACACTACCATTAGCAATTTTTACATAGTCAGAACTAGCATTTACCCATTCAGGAGCAGTAGCACCTGCGTTCATAGCAAGTTGTTGTGCTGCAGTTCCTTTTGGAAGTCTTTGTAATCCACTTCCATCTCTGTAAAGAATATCGCCCTGTGTTGTGATTGTAGTACCAACATCTGTACCATCTGTACCTTTAGCTGCTAATTTTGTCCAATAAGCTGTTTGAGATGTTGCTTGTGTACCTGCTCCATGAGCTTGAATACATATAAAAGATTCGTTTCCATGAGTTACAATGTCATCAACAACATAAGCTGTTGAGCCAGAATATGCCCCACGAAACACAGGTTTTATACGACCTAAGTTTACTGTTGCCATTATTATTTTCTCCTATTTGTTGTTGATTTAAACTGTAACTAACAGCTCTCCATCAGAGTTTACTGTAAAGCTAAGTCCTTTTTTACTAAAAAAGCTCTCATCATATAAATCTGTTTGAGAACCATCGTTTGTTGCTGCTGATATATTATCAGCACCATTAGTATAAGTCATTACTAAATCTTCTAGTTGTGTACCTGTACCATTGGTTTTTTTAAATCCATAGTAATCTGTATTACCTAAAGAAGATTGCGTATCTGTTGCAATTTCTTCAAGTTCAATTTTACCACTAGATATTAAATTTGCTAAATCTCTTGCTCTTGTCATTTATTCTCCTATCTTGCTGTACATGGTACGTTGTTTGAGCCTACAAGGGTTTGACCTACTGCGTAATACACATAAGTATTACCAGAAACATTGTGACTTTTATCTGTTGTAGGTACTTGAAAACCATTTGATAATAGTCTTATTCTATTAATACCACTACCTTCTGCTGAACTTGTTTCTGCTCTTAAATATTCATTATCATCATTATAGCCATCTCTTTTATCATCATGCATAAACCATGAATCAGCTTGTGAACCATTTTTTACCATAACGAATTTTGGCTTGAAGCCAGTATAGATAAATGATGGTGCTGAGCTTGAACCATTTCCAATATATCTACCCATCTTAGAAAACCCAACTTTAGGAGCAAACACAAACATAATATGTTGTTCTCCACTTGCATTGACATGACCTTGATAACCTAATGTTACTGTTGTAGATGTAGGTATTGTTCCATTAAATACTGCAACACTTTCTGAATAAGAAGCAGTTGAGTTTAATTCAAAGTATTGATGACCACTATTATAACCAACATTATAACATCTCCAACCATCTGCTTGACTTAATTTTTTCACCCACACTTGGTCTGGTTTAACACCTAAACCATGAGAAATAGTTGCACCTGCTGTACCATTACCGGTGTATTTATATATTCCAAAACCTGCATCAACATTAATACTGTATGCAGTTGGTGTAATAGTTTGACTACCTGCTGAAATTCCAGATGTTGTTCCTGCCTTCCAGTTCCACGATGTTAAAGTTGCACCACTACCATTAGTTCTAGAATTAACTCCAAGTGTAAATCCATCTGAGTTAAAAGAACTTATATCATTTGTGTCATTTCCTTGAGCAGCTGTATCATTACTTTTTATATGATAACCTGCACCCCTAACAGCATCAGTTAAAATTTGGTCAGATGAACCACTTCTTTTTTTAATCCATGTAAGTGATGGCTCAAATCCAACACCTGTAATTGCATGACCTGCTGTACCATTACCTGTGTAGAGCTTGGTGTTCATGTGTAAACTGCTCTTATTTATAGTTGTGTATGACATTATAAGTTTAATCCTTTTGTTGAAAGAGCTGTGTAGCCATTTGGACAATCATGCTCAAATATTCCTATTCCACTTGCGTTAGTTCCTGCACTACTAATCTGAGTAGAACCGAAGTAGCCATTGCCGAAGTTAAAATCAAATTTTGATACTGCTGATGTTCCTGTATCATCTGTTTGTGCAAAAAAGTACGCACCATCATTAGTAGTATTAACATCAACAATTGAAATTGCTCCTGTTCCAGTATTACCAGAAGTAGGCACACCACTGTTTATCCATGTTCCATTTTTTCCAAAATATAATTTATTATTATCTAAATCTAATGCTATCATTATAACATCACCTGTTGTGTATGATGTAGTAAATCCAGATATATTGCCACTTCCATTACCTTGTACTGAACCATCTGATGAATAATAACCCCAACTATCAGTAGCATTAAAAATACTTTCATTTGTTCTAGCTAGATTTGCAGAATTTCCAGTTATACCAATAACACTTCTTGAATAACTAGCATCAATTGTTGCTTTTGCTTCACAATAAAATTTACCAGATGTCATACCTAAAGTAGTTGAGCCACCCCATTTACCAGAACCACTTGTGGAAGTTATAGAAGTATTATTTCCATTTGAAAATGTTGGTGTATTACTTGTTGGAATATTTAAAGGATTCAATGTAGCAAAAACATTGCTTGGACAATCTTCTGTTTTTGTAAGTGTACCACCACCAACTGTTAAAGTATTTGAATTAGAAGAACTATCTGTTAATTGACTTCCATCTTTTAACCAAAATCCACCATTAGTTCCATAAGATACACTTGGAGAAGTATTTATAGACCATTCGCCAGTATCAGAATCCACAGAACCAAATGCTGAAGCATCATAAGCATAACCAACACACATATGACAATGTGACATTAAACCATTCCAATAATATTGTGTTCCACTTATTTTTCCCCCACCCCATTGCATACGACCATCTGTAGTTCCATTCATCATATTACAAGTTTTACTTTGTGTTATTGTATCTAAACTATCTTCAAAAGATGTAACCCTTTCTCCATTAACATAAAATTTAACTCTATCAGAGGCAGTAGCTAAAGTTGTGTCCATAGTCATAACGAAATGATACCAAGCTGATGGGTCTAAAAATTTTTGTGCTGTTCCTAATGTAAATTGTACTCCCTCACCACCTTGTTTCCAGTAAGCATATAAACTTTTATTAGATGAATAATATAATCCAAAAAATCTTGTATTGTCTGAATTATCATATAAACCCCAAAAATTTCTTTGAGTACCATCTGCCATTCCTTTAAACCAACAAGATACTGTTAATTTACTAAATGTTTCTGATGGTGTGCTTCTTATTAAATATGTACTAGCCATTAGTTAAATTGTCCCCCACCTGTTGCACCGAAGCTAGATTGTAAGCTAAATGCTCTATCTGCTGTTTGACCTTCGGCATCTGTTATTCTAATTGTAAAATTGTAAAGTTGGGCAGTAGTTGAACTACCACCAAAATCTGTTGTTGCTAAAACTCCTGCTGATGAAAGAGTAACATTAGCTGTTGTTAAATTACTTCCTACTTCTGAAAAAGTTACTGCACTATCTGATGAACCTGCGACTGTCGCAATATTTCCTGAAAAGTTACCTGCAACTGTCCCAAGCGAACCTGCATTTGTAGAAAATGTTGGTGCTGTAGAAGCTGTTAAAATATTGTTTGTACTTCTACCTGCGTTACCATCAGGATTTTCTACTCTGACATAATAGTTACCAGAAGCTAAAGTTACATTAACTGAAAGTGTTGTAGCATTTGTAAATGCAATAGTATTAGCAACTGTTACTGAACCATCTGTCTTAATAAATTCTACTTGTGGTATAGATACAAAGTTAGTACCTGTAATACTAATCGTTGTAGCTGTTGCAGGTGCAATTGTTTGAGATACATCTGCTACTGTTGGTTTTGTTTCTGTTGCATCAATCCAAGATAATTGGTTTGTTGAATTACCATTGGTAGCTAGTACCTGATTTGCAGTACCAACTGACGTAGGTAATATCAAAGTGTATGATTGACCTGCTGAATGTGCAGGACTTTGGATTTTAACTCCATGTGAATTTTGTGAACAATTTAAAGTAATCTTACCATCTGCTGAAGAATTATCTCCTCTTGCAGTTAAACTATTAGCTTCTACTGTAGCAGTAGTAAGTGTTTTACCTGCCATTGTTGTAGGTAATCTTGCATCATTTAAAGTTCCTGATGAAATGTTAGCAGCGTTAATAGCAGCTACATCAAATGTACCAAAACCAACGATATATAATATATCTCCAGTTGCAGCACCTGATGCTAATACAACTGAAGTTCCACTTGATGCTGTATAATCTGTAGGATCTAAATGTACACCATTAAGATAAACATCTATATATCCTGAATCATAAGCAAGAGTATTTCCATCTGCATCACTACCAGAAAAAGAAGTTTGGTTAGAAGTTGCTACGTATTTAAACCTAGCAGATGTTCCATTTACTGAAGATCCAGCATTTTGCCATCCAGAACCTCCATATACTTTTAAAGTATCTGAACTTGTGTCAAAATATAGGTCTCCAGAATTTAATGAACTTGTGGGAGCCGATGATGCTATTCTATATACTTCTGCAAAGTTGTTAATAGAATTTAAGTTATTTACAGCAGTTGTTACATTTGCTGAGTTTGATGCTAATGTATTTAATCCACTTATTGCTGCAAGTGTATTCATATCAGATACAGTTTGAGAAGTACCCAAAGTATTCATATCTGCTACAGCATCACTTGTTCCAAGTAATCCTATTTGAGTAGCTTTTGCAGCTACAGTTGTTACTTCTGTTGCTTTAGGAATAAGTCTAACAAAAGTGTAAGTGTTTAATGTAGAAGTTGTTTCTACTAAAATTCCAAAACCTGCTGGTAAAGAAGCACTAGCTCCACATCCATTTAATGTAACTGTTGAGTTTCCAACAGTACCATTAGATATAGATACTACTCCTGAACCATTAGCTGTATGTGATGATCCTAATGTAGTAACACTAACAATAGTTCCTGCAGCATTATTTACATCTGGGTTAGCATTAGGAAAACTTGTTTCATTTGCTATTGGAACAAAGCCTCCAACATCATCTACTAAATCTATAATTCTATTATCAATTGCTTGTGTAGTAGCAACATGAGTATCTCCAGATGACCAAGTTACACCTGAAGTAATTGTTTCGTTTGAATCTTGTCTAAAATATCTAGCATCAGAACCAGCTGTAGTTAATACAGTAACTTCGTCTGGTGTATGAGATGCGTGTTCAGAAGCTGTTACTAAAACTGCATCTGCTATTTTAGCAGCAGTTACAGCGTCATCAGCAATTTTTGCTGTAGTAACTTGTGAGTCTGCAATGTGTGCAGTATCAATACTAGCATCTACATAATGTTCTGAATTAATTGAATTGTCAGCTAGTTTAGTGCCATTAACTGCATCAGCAGAAAGATGAGCTGTGTCTATTGAACCATCAACATAATGTTCGCTGTCTATACTATCATTTGCTATTTTAGATCCATTAATTGAATCTGCTTGTATTTTTGCAGTAGATACTGAATCATCAGCTATTTGAGTAGTTCCTATTGAACCACCAGGTATAGATGAATTACTTTTTGAAAGAGCTGCTATGTATACAACTAAAGATTCACTGCTTAAACTTCCTGAATCCCAAGTTACATTAACTGTAGTATTTGATGAAAAAGATGAACTAGCTATTGTTCCATATATTGTACCAGGCGTTGATGCTACTACTTTAATTCTTCTTCCAGCTTCATAAATAGAAGTTACGTTTGCTCCATTAACTGTAAAAGATGTTCCACTTGCATATGCAAATGTATGAGCTCCATCTCCATCTCCATAAATAACCCATTGCGAGTCATTGTACCATTCTCTTATATCAGCAGCAACAGCACGAAAAGCATTGTTGATGTTTGAAGGCAACATTCCTTCAGCAATAGATACACCTCCTACTGATGTATTATTACCTGCTGTACTACTATAATCTTTTATTCCTGCCATTTATTACTCCTAATTCATAAACCAGCTGAATGCTTTATCGCTTTCAGTATTATTTTTGTTAATTAATTCGTTCACACTTTGTTCTAATTGTCTTTGAAAATACTCTTGTGCTTCAAAAGAATACCTTACATTATCTATATCTATTGTATCTGCCATTATCTATATCCTGCTTTAGATGCAACAAGATCTATACCTTGTGCATGATTAAAATTAGTACCTGAAGCTATTTTAACATTTGCTCTTATATATCTTCCTGATTGTCTAACAGGATTAATACCACTATCTACCATAGAAGATGAACTAGATTGAGTTTCTGTGTCTGCTAATCTTTCTCTAGTTTTAACTGTAACAGTTGATACTGCATCTACTATTGGTCTAACTCCTGTGAGATTAGTTCTAGCACCTTTAAATCCTTCAATTTCTGCTGTTTCTATTTCACATTCATTAGAGTTTCCTGAAAAGATTGCAGCTTTAAAATCTTCATTTATTCCACCTAAAAACATTTGTCCACCTGACCAATAATCTGTATCTAATGCAGCATTAATATCTTCAAGATTTTGAGAAATAATATCCATTAGTTCTACAGTAAATGCTCCTACAAATTGTGGGAATATTACACTTGTTTGTGCTTTTGCCAAAGACCATTTTTTAGTAGCATAATTGTAGATTATAATCTTATCACATATTCCACCAGATGCTACTGCATCTTTACTTGGATATGCCCACATAGCTAACTGATTAAATGGATCAGTAGCTGCTTTAATTCTATCTGTATATGCTTTGTTTAAATCTAAATCAAAAAATCTATTTACTTTTTCTACACCAATAGGTGCTACGCTATCACCATTAATTTGATAGAAGCCATCATCTGAATAGAAAAATACATCTCTGTTATCTTGACATACTGTCTGTCCATATACAGCTCCTCTGTTTGGTGATATTACTGATAGCCTAAATACTACTGCTCCACCAACATAATCCATACGAATTATTTGATTTTGTCTAAATACATATCCTACCTCTCCAGAGGTTACATGAACTATTTTACCACCTGATCCAGGTAAGTCTTGGAAGTCAGATTGTTTACCTGACCATGCACTAATATCATTAATACCAGACCAATGTATTCTGTTAGTAGCTGTACTAATGTTTCCACTTACTAAAAAATCTCGAACAACTCCTGTAGTTCTAAATAAAGGTGTAGTACCTGCTGTTTGAATTGCATTAAGATTTGCAAAGTTAGTAGATGTTCCCATTAAATAATATTGAGGTTGATCTACTCCATTACTTGCAATTACATAGTTACCAAATTGTGTAAATGTAATAAAGTCATCTTCATCACCAGTTAATCCTGATTTACGAGATGTAAATGTTCCAGATGCTAATTGATATATATCTGTTTTAGTTGCTACAAAATTATAAATATTGTTAGCATTATCTCTAAATGATCCTGCACCTTTAGCATTTTTTCCAATGTTGTTAGTAGAATATGATACTAATGATGGGAATCTTTTATAAGATCCCAAAGCATGATAAACATTAGTTGCTACGTTAGCACCTTTCATTCCATGTTCTGGTTGATCAGGTAGCCATTCTCCAAAAGGTAATTGCATTATCTAGCCCTATAAAATGATAAGTCGGTTTGCACATCTGTTCTTTGTGATACAGGTGCTCCACCATATGAATCTTGTTTGTCATTATTTTCACATCTTTCCATAGCAGATATATACATTTGTAACCATTGTTGTACTTGGTTAGGATCTATTCCACCTAAAAAATTTGCTGCATGGTATAATGAACCATATAAATATATTGCTGGATGATTTGCTAAAATGTAATTTGATGTATTAGAATCGCTAAGAGCTCCAAAACTTTTATAATATGATAAGTACCCAGTATAAGAAGAATCAGGGGCAGGGCCAAAACGTAAAGCTTCTGTTTCATTATCACTTTCAATTGTATAGACTCTAGGTCTAGCAGTTGTTGAACCAGCTTTAATTTCAAACATATTATGTGGAGTTATGTATTCTAAAACGTATTTAGTACTAGCTGATAATATGTATAAAGATCTTACTGCAATAAAACCAGTTGGAACAGTTTCTGTTTCAGAGTCTATTGTAATAGCATCTATTTGTTCCATCTGTCGTATTCTTAGTTTAGCATTAAAGTCAGCTTCAGTTAGTGCAATAAAATCTGCAATTTGAGTTGTCAAATCAGATCTATTTAACCAATCTGCTATAGATGATTTTAATCCTGAATATGTTGTTAATGCCATTATAAATTTCCTTCAGCTGTTCTAAAATATCTAAACTCATTACTATTAAGTTTAGTTTTCATAATTTTTCTTTGTATATCTTTAGGTAATTGAAACCAGTTGTTAGTTCCATTGTATTCTTTAGCCCATATAGAAAGTATTAAAGGTGGTATACTTGCCACTCTTTTCATTTCTTTAGCAGCAGAAACATAACCACTATCGTGATTATATAATGCTTTGTTTCTTTTTAATAAAGGGTTTACATCTTGAGAGTTATTAATAGTTAATTTACCATCAGACTCTTTGATGTATTTAGTCTTTATTCCAGCATCATATTCAACTGATCTTATTTTACCCATAAATTATTCAGATAATTCTGTAACGTATAAATTTACTGATCCAATTACAGCTACTTTTTCGCCAGGCGAAACTTTAAAACATTCAGAAGATTTAGCTTCTAAAAATATTTTAGTGTTAGTTGCTGTTGGTGCTGTTCCAAATTCAATATGACAATCAGCATCTGGTATTACTCTAATATATTCGATATTAGCACTAAAAGCAGATGAAAGTGCAGACGAACCAGAAGATGTAACCTTTTGTGTAGTTAGAGGTCTCATTGCGTAGTTGCTCCCATACATAGTTTTGTTCCTTATTTGTTTGGGGATGTTGCCACCCCCATAATTAATTATCTTCTTATAACGTAAGTGATTTCCATTTTAGATGCATTTGTAGAACCACCATTAGTGATTGCTTCAATTACAGATCCTTCAAGGACATCATTAGTTGCAGTAGGTTCTACTGAATGTTTTTTTCCTGCAGATCCTGATGCAGCATGACTAATAGCTGCACTAGCACAAGCTACACCATCTATTTCAAAAGTAATAGCTGCTGTTCCTGTAGTAGTTGCTTTGTTGTGTGCAAAAATTTTAATAATTCTTCCACCATCTGGTACATTTACAAATGTTGATGATGCTGTTGATACATCAGGTATAGCTGATGTTAAAAAATAGTCGTTAAGTGTTCTCATTTTGTTCCTTTAATGTTCCGATCCTAACCTATCTCAGATCTTCATTTTTTAGAATCTGCTAGGGGAGCAGATATAAGGTTACTCCCCTAAACAGTTATATTATTATGATGTAGTTAAGTCTGCTACTAAACCAGAAGCTGCTTCGTTTCTAGATTCTAGAGTTGCTTCAACAAGAAGCTGTCTTTTCTCTGAGTCACCAGTCTTAGCAAGTTCATGCATAGAGAAGTCTCTTAAGAACGCAATTCCCCAGTATTCCATGTCTAGTACATAAGCGTCTCTATCTCTAGAGAATCTATTAGGTACTACTTGCAATTGACCGAAGTCAGATGCGTACACATCTACTGAAGTGTATAAAGTTGCGTCTGCACCAGCATCAAATCTAGTAGAATTACCAGTAAAACCTGATAATTTTTGTTTGTTGAAAGGGCCGACCATAACCATTGAAGGGTCACCACCAGCATTCCAAACTGATTTAATTACTGATTTTAATTGAGACTCTGTGAAAGCTCTTTGAGTACCATCTGTGTGAGCTGCATTTCCTGCACCTGCACCAGAAGCACCATCAGATGCTAGGTCATCGTTAGTAGTGACCCAAGATCCAAGAGTTCCCATTTTTCTTGCAGTTGATGAGTTTCCACCTACTTCTGCAATATTTCCTGTAATAGTAGCTTCCATATCTCTTTTAAGCTCTTTAGCTCTTTTAGCGATTTGGTATGCTAATTCAGATGCTCTACCTGCTTTGTCTACAGATTCTTGAGTACCAGTAATAACTACAGTTTTATCCATAATTTGTGTACTGTTAGAAAGTCTAGT